CAAAAACTAGCGCCGAAACAACTGGTCGCTCTTTATCGTGAGCGGTTTGAATAAGTAAATCAAATGCTTCTGTGGAAAGTTGTTCATCCACATCAATCATTAAAAGCCAATCAGAATCGGTGTTCTCTAAGAATGCTTTCACTACGCGATTGCGCATTTTGGAAAGTAATCCAGAGCCTTTGATTCTGACGAATGGCCCTAATTTGTCACGGCGGTCTTGGCAAAGTTGAAACATTCGATATGCCCACGCCGCATTGACAGTGCCTGGGTCGCAGGCGCCGATTGAAACTTTGTGTCCTGTTTTCATTGAATCCCCCGATTCATTATGAAGCGTAGGAGCAGGCAAGTCGGGGGATTCCCACCTGCTCCTACACAACTATTTATTTATTCCTTCAGACTTTAGAAGGATGGTGCTGTCAAGCCAGTTCCGCTGATGATTGAAGCGGCTTTTGCATATCTCTGAGCAGTGAAGGCAGAGAACCCATAAACAACTGTCTTGATGGTTAGGCTGCCTGGGGCAGTTGCATCAAAACGGAGTGAGAATGGTGAACCTGGTTGCTCCCATAGGTGCATTTCGCGAGCATCAACAAGATAAATTTCATCTTGGTTGGTTGCTGCGCCGTAGGTTGTTCCCACGTTTGCATCTGTGATGATTGGCAGACCAAGTAGTTGATAACCTGAGTTTGCGTACTGAGCAACGCCTGCGCCAGTTGATACTGCATTCTGTGGTGCGCCAGCGGCAGGAACTACCAATGGACGACCTGAAGAATCAGTTGCGGCTAACAAAAATGCTAGGCGTCTTGGGTGTAAAATCCAGTGAGTTGGTGTTGTGAACACATTGCTTTGTATAGATTGCAGTGCGTCGGCCAACTTTGGATAAAGTAGCGCAACTGTAGGAGCAGTTGAAGTGAAAGTAACTGCAGTTCCACCAGCGTTGCGGATACCTGTGAACTGACCATTGCTGCCAGAACCATTTAGGACCTGAGCATCAAGAGTTGTGTGCCAAGAACGGATTAGGTCAGCAACAACAAATGTGTCAATGCCTGTTCCTCTTTCAATCGCCTGGCGACTTAGGTCTTGCTGTCCAGCAATCGTTCTTACAGGAACACTGAGCAGTGTATCGTCAGCGTCTGTTTCGGAAACAGCAGTGTTCTGTGTCTCCTGAATTGCTGTTGATGTACCTGTGGTCATACGGCTAATTTCCAGACTCATACCAGCAGCAGGAAGAACCATCTTATTGGTTGCGAAATCTGCTGTTGGACGACCTGCGCGAGCAAGAGGTGCTGCAAGGTCAACTAGATATTGTGGAACAACAAGTCCAGCGAAGTTTGATGTATCAACATCGCGACGCTCAACTGATTCTTCCTTCATATGACGTGCTAGGCGCTCTTGTGCGCTGTAATCGCCACGAACTTGTGCATTGAATGCATCACGGACGAATGAAGTTCCGTTGTCTGGGCGGTATGTACGCTCTTCGCGTACGATTGAAGTTGAAACCTTTGGTAGTGCTTCTGCAACAACAGAACGTGCTTCTGCTGCCTTTGCATCTGCAACTGCCTGAGCAGTTAACTTCTCAATTTTTGCATCGAGCGAGCGTGATTCTTCAACGAGGGCATCAACCTTTTCGGTTTCCTCTGCTGTGAGGTCGGTGCGGTTCTCGGCGGCTACTGCCTCAAGAACTGCATCCATTTCAGCCTTCACTGCATCACGGCGCTCAATTACTTTGTCAACATATGACATTGTTTGAGTTCTCCTTGTGAGTATTTGTAAGGTTCCGAGGTGGTGGCGATGATAATTCACGGCGCTTGCGGGTGTGAGTCTCGCTCCGACTTCGTAATCTGCTCGAATGAGCAGAAATCTATTTTGTGTTTTCTACCAATGCTTTTGCTAGGCGCAAAGAAATCTTGCGTGCTGCTTCTTCGCTTGGTTCTGGTAGTGGGTCAATCGAAGTTAGCGTTGATGCCTTGTGGCCAACAAGAGTATCTGTTGCAACATAGCCATCGCGTAGTTCGCGATATAAGCGAATCAACACGGCTGGGTCATCTTCTTCAGCATTGATTGAAAAATCTGTTTCGGGAACCTGCAATGTGCCTTCGCGCACAACGCGCACGATGCGGCCACGGGCGGTGCCACCTGATGAATCCCACGAAACGAAATCGCCAACAACATCAACGGCGCGAAGAGAATCATCTTCAATTTCTTCATCATCGTATGAGGCATCGTCGTCATCTTCATCTTGCATATCTAATAATTCAGATAAATAGTCACGCAAGGCTTTGATGGAATCCTCATCTAACTTGCGACCTTCTTTGATGGCATCCAAAGCGTGAGCAATCTTCTGTCTGGCTTCAACTGTAGTAGTTGGATAGGCAGGGTAGGTGACAACTGAGACATCGCCATCGGCAAGTGATACTTCGGTCAATGTGCGCTCGCTCTTATCTTTGTTCCAATTTTGACGGATAACACGGAAAGCAAAACTCATCTGGTCAACATCGCCGCGTTCAACAAGAGTATAAATGTCACGGGCTTCTTGGGTATCTGCAAGTTCTGCATCAAAGCGAAGGCCACGGTCATCTTCGACTAAATTCAATGTTCCATTCTTGGTGCGAGCCAAAGGCAAACCTTCGTGGTTGATAAGAAGTCTGACATCTGGCATTTCAGTTAAAGTCTTGCGAAATGCACCAGGTGCGATTCTCTCTTTGAATGGTAGTGGCACGCTGGCATCATTGAAAACTGCTGCATACCCTGACAAACGCATCACGCCATCTTCTGTTTGGCGTGCTTCGACATCCTGCACCACATATGTGCGGCGTTCTATCTTTTTCATTTTGCTCCTTGAATCGGCTTCAGCATCTAGTGCATCAATTTTGCGTTGCGCCCAATTTTGCGTTCTATCACTGAAGTTGGAATCGCCGCCCCATAAAAGCCAGGCAACTAATCCTGCTCCTGGATATTCAGCGTGCGAAGGGTCACTGTTCTTTGGTGCTTGCCCATCAACTTGATGGCGGGCAAACCAAGGTGCCATTTTGCGAACCTTGTTTTCTGTAATTCTTCCTGATGCCATCTCGCGTGCTTCACGCTTTGTGCCATCAGTCAAACCATCTCCCCCAAAGCCTTCTCTTAGATATTTCAAACCGCGCTCTGCGTTAGCACGAATGAAAGAAGGTGCAGTCAAATCAACTTGTCTTGAGCCTTCTTCTGCTTGCCATACGTTGCAATAGTAAGCGCCATCAACATAATCATTCCAACGCTCACACCAAGCCTTTGTTCCTTCTTCGTTTTGTTTTGCTTCATTATAGAAGAAGCAATTTCCACAAGCGCGACCTTCAGGCACATCGTCAGCAAGTGCTGGTCGGTAATTATCAGGCAAAGCCCGTTTTGCTACTTCTCCACCTGGTTCCATATCTTCTGCAATACTTATTGCAACCATCTGGTCAATTGCATCTTGCTTTGAATCGTGGCAAGCAACTGTTGTATATGAATTATCTGGTTCTTGTTTTACCGTTGCCCATCCATCACAATCACTTTGATTTTCTGAAACATAATAAGGCATTACTCAACCTCATAAACTGCTTCAGGAGATGCAGGGTCAATTGTTGAAACTGCTTGCAATTGAGTTGATGGAACACCTGTGTGTTTAATGTTTGGCATATCAAGAGCCTTCAAGACTGCCTGTGGGTCAAAGCCAACTTGAACAAGTTGAGCAATGATTTCAGCGCGAAGTTTCATTCCAACTTCAGGAGCATCAGCAGCATCAATGTTCTGCAATGGCACACGGTGTTGGTCGCCTGCTTCGCCTAGTGGTGATAAATCTTCAACTGCGCGAACATCATTTAGTGAAAGGAATCCTTCGCGAAGTCCTTTTGTGTAAGCGTCATAGCGTTCAATTGTTGTGCCACGAAGCAAGGCATCAAGATTAAACTTGATAAAGCCATCTGGCTCTGGAAGTAATGGTGAAAGTGCTTGTTCAATGCGCTCTAATAGTGGACGAAGTGAATGCTGCACGAACGATAAGTTCTGCGCTTCAACCGATGCAAATGACATCGCGCCAGCAACAGGGTGGCCCAGTAGCGAGACAGGTACGCGGAAAAGGCGGGCTATTTCCTCAACCCCGAAGCGTCTGACTTCAAGCAACTGGGCATCGGCGGCGTTTAGTGTGAGCGGCTTGAAAGACGCTCCACCAGTTAACACGCCGATTTTGCCCGCTCTATATGGGCCAGTGTGCGTGATATTCCAATCGCGAGCAAGGTCTGAAACCTGCTCTTCTGTCATATCACCTGGCGCTTCAATAACGCCACCAGGATTGGCAGCATTGCCGAAATACGAAGCAGCATAAACTTCAGCGGCCATTGCAGAACCAAGAGTTACACGGGCTGCACCAATTGGGCCAAGACCTAGAAGTTGTCCAGGAAGTCTAAAGAGTGGGATGTGAACAATTTGGTTTGCATCAAGATTAAATGAGAAGTTGCCGACAGCATCACGAACACGATAACGAACAGGCTCGCCTGGTATTGGGCGCTCGACTAGAACATCGCGTGGATTCAAGCAATACAGTTCAACAACATCGCCTAATTCATCCATAACTTTAAGAATAAAGGCGTTGCCTTCTAGGTTAAGTGAAGCAATGATTTGTTCATAAAATTCAAGGCGTGTTGTCTCTGGATTTGGACTATTTACCCAAGTTGGAGTTTCGCCATAAACATTTACATATGAAATACGGTTGCGACCACGGCGAACATAAGCGCCTAGTGGCAATGATGAGATTGTATCGCCAAGCAAACGAACGCAGGCATATACGGTTGACATACGAATTGCAGTTTCAGAATTAACATCAACGCCTGCTGGCGATGCGTATGCTGGTCTGCCTGGAATCAGTGGTTCTACAAACTGATTCTGCGCTCGCTTTTCACCTGCTGCGCGAAGTCTTTTAGATAGACTCATTGCCTGCCTTTTCTGTTCTTAATTGATACCAACCGCCATCCCAAAGGGTTAGCAGTTTGCGGAAGTAATCTTCGTACTCTTTGGCGATAACATCTAGCGCATATCGGCCAACAGAATGTTCTCTAATTTTCTTTCGGTCTAGCGTTTTAACGTTTTCGGCTGCATCCATAAACTCTTGCAGCGTTCTGCAACGGTAGCCTGTCAGACCGTTTATGTTGTTCTCTGTAAATGCGCCCCAGTCAGTTGTGATAGTGGGAGTGCCACAGGCTTGGGCTTCAATAACAACATTGCCAAATGGTTCAATGTAGAGAGTTGGGGCAAAAGTTGCGATTGCCCCGCCCATAAGTTCTGCCCGCTGCTCTGGCCCTACTGAGCCAACAAACTCGCCATAGCCTTTTTGTTCGCCAGGTCCTGCCAAGATAAGTCTCTTGCCAAGTCGCTGGCAAACTTCTTGCGCAATCTTGAATCCTTTGCGCTCAATTAAGCGACCAATGAACAGGTAATAATCACCGTCACCTTTGCCAAGTGGGAACATCTCTGGTTCTAAATAACCAGGAATCACTGCATCAAAGAATTGACCATCAACTGTGGTCGGGTTCTTCCATCCTGCATAGATGGAGTGCATCCAAGCGTAGGATTCAAAGACTCGGTATTTGCTAAAGACCCCGCCATAGCCAACGCCAAACTCCACTGATATGTGGTTGGGGTAAGCATCGGCAATTGGCTTATGTGCGCTCCCACCGATGAGACAGATGAAATCACGCTCTTGCAAGTGGCTCTGCATCAGCCTAATCACATTGGCATTAAAGATTTGCCAGTGCAGAGCGTTGGTGTCGAAACTTGCCTGTGTGTAGTGGCTGTTGCCTACTGCCTCGGCACGGCGCTCTTCTGGAATACAGGTGATGAGTTTGGTGACTGGCGCTTCTACTTTCTCGCCAGCATAAAGATAAACTTCGTGACCTAAACTGGTCATCATTATGCAAAAGCGCCTTACCTTTTCGGTGAAGGCGCATCCTGCGAACTCTTTTGTGACCTGCGTATGTGGCAGGCTTACAACGTGAAATCTCATTGGTCCCCCGACTTTGTTCATGCGTTAGTGCGTAAATCGGCAAACAGATACCGATAGGTAGTAGTCATTACTACTCACTAACAGGGATTTCTACCCACTCTAAATCTTCTTCGCTCCAAGAATAAGTCTTGCTTACTGGATAAGGTACTGGCGGTTCCCAAAGATAAGTTTCTGTATTGAGAGTCCAAGACGGATAAGGTTGTGGTGCGGCGAAACCTATGCCGTCAAATGTATATCCAACACCCGCATAATTTTTATGAAGTGGAGTTCCGCCTAATTTATGTTTTCCGCCAAAAGTGTTGTAGGAAGTTTGAACCCATGTACCGCCAAGATTAGTTTCGCACCATTGTTGCGAATCAGCAACAATAAGGCGCAACACAACATTATTTTCATCTAATTCAGCAAAATGCGCCATTATTTTGTTTCCTTTTCTCCGTAAAGCGGTGATGCGTTGAGCAATTCTACTTCTCGCGCCGTCATAATTCCGCCCTTTTCATCTAATTGTTGTCTTGCTTCTTCAGCAGAGTCCGCAATTACATGAACAAGCATTCTGACTTGATAACTAAATACCGTTGTCAATTTTTCTGTTTTCTTTTTCATGCCTTCTCCTTATGCCGCGTATCGGACAATAACTATACCACTTGCACCATTACCGCCAGCAATAGAGCCAGTACCAGCATCACCTCTACCGCCACCACCACCGCCACCAGTATTAGCGGTTGCTGACGCGGCAACTGTAATTGGAGTTCGTGTTACATCACTACCGCCATTATCTCCGCCACCGCCAGCAGCACCACCACCTAAACCACCAGCAGTTGTGCTGCCAGTTGGATATGAGCCACCAGCACCCCCACCAGCAAAATAGAAAGTTCCACTTACATTTTGACCGCTACTTGTAGCAAATCCGTAAGATGAATATGAAGATGTGCCGTTACCACCAACACCCCCTATTTGATTTCCGTTTACTCCACCAGCCGCACCAGCACCGCCACCACCTGCACCTGCTAAAGAAGTATTAGACTGCGTTCCGCCATTATTACCTTGACCTGATGTAGCAGTACCACCAGCAGAACCATTGCGCGAACCACCACCACCTGAACCGCCATTACCGCCTGTTCGGTTTGATTGTCCAGCACCGCCACCACCACCGCCGTCAGACTTTGTTATACTACCAAACTGTGAATCGCCACCTGTTGACCCCCTAGAAGAGTCAGTAGGACCGCCACTACCACCAGCACCTACGGTCACTGTGTATCCAGTAGCAGTTAAAGATTGAGAACTATGAAATAGAAAACCGCCAGCACCACCACCGCCACCGACATCACCACCGCCACCACCACCACCTGCGACTACAATAATGTTTGCAGTTATGCTTGTTGTGGGCGTAAAAGTTCCTGATGATGTAAATGTGTGATAAAAATTAGTTCCATCATAAGTGATAGTTCCGCCTGATGCTTTAGTAGCGGCATTAGTAAGTATAAAATATCCTGAACTATTAAAAGTATGAATTGTGTATGAACCTGATGTTGATTTAGTTCCACCATATCCCGTAAATCCCGACGGCAAACTAGCAGTTAGATAACGCAAAATGACTACACCTGAACCACCATTACCACCTGTTAGATACTGAGCATAATTTGTAATTGCTGGACTCCCACCACCGCCAGCACCAGTATTTGCCGTTCCTGTTACGCCTCTTGTTCCTGCAGTTGTAGAAATTCTATTACCACCAGCACCGCCACCACCCGAACCACCTGATGCACCAGTATTGTTTGTTGAATTACCACCGCCACCGCCACCGCCACCATAAGTAACAGAAGAACCAGTAATAGAAATTGCGACACCAGCGCCACCTGTTTGACCGCCACTAGGACTTGTGCTTGATGTACCTGCGGCTCCTGCTCCACCGCCACCAGCGCCACCAGGGTCAGAACCCGAAACATTACCGCCAGCATAACCTTGATTTGTGGTTCCTGTTCCACCAGTAGTTCCGCCAGTAGCAGCAGATGCTCCACCGCCCGAACCGCCATTAGAGCCGTTTCCAGTATTAACACCACCACCACCGCCACCACCAGAAGCCGTAATAGTTGTCAGACCAGTTCCAGTAATAGATGAATTTTCTCCAACAGCACCACGGTCATCATTATTACCAAGACCGCCATTGCCAACATTTATAGTGTAAAGAACATTATTAGAACCAGAAAAAGCAGTTTGTAATGTTCCACCGCCACCAGTTGCGGTTACGCTAGACAAAACACCGCCAGCACCACCGCCACCAGCAGAGTGGGTTCCGTTTCGCGATGTTCCGCCACCGCCACCACCGCCAGCAACAACAAGGTAATCAACTGAAAGTCCAAGGTTTCCTGAAATGGCTGAAGCAAGAATCCCGATGATTGGCATTAGGCGATGTCACCTACGACTAAAAATGTATTTGATGCAATGCAGATAATAGATGCCGAAGATTTATTCATTCGCAACTTTGGCGCAGTTGTCGTTGCACCTGTTGACTGGATTGTGACTCCTGCTCCCTGCGCTAGTGTTACTTGACCTGCGCCAATCTGCGCGATGTTAACAATATCGTTGGCACTAAAGACTGACGGTGGAACTGTCAAAGTAATCGGTGAAGCGTTGTTTAAGGTAACAAGGTCATTGAGGTCACCAGCGACAAGTGTGTATGTGGTGCCAGTTTGGGCATTGATTGCTGCAATGCCACCACCAGCAGGACCTGTTGACCCTGTTGAACCTGAAGGACCTGAAGGGCCTGTAGGACCTACTGTGTTTGGATTTGGTGTAATTCCAACTGACATTATGCTATCTCGCTTCCGAATACTGAGAACGAAGTCGTGCCGTTCGTCGAATAGATGGTTACAACATCGGCAGCATCAACTGTGACGCCACCAGTGTATGTAAATGTTGCTCCTGCTGCTAGACTTAAATTGTAAATAATGTAATGTTGATTTGCTAATGAGGCTCCATTTGGGCGCACCGCAACTCTAATTGTATCTGCATTGCTTGCGTGAGTGTTCACTGCATTTATTGTTGAAATGACTGCTTCAGTGACAGAAGGAACTGTATAAACATCAATTGCCGTTGCCGCCGCTGGCGCAGATTGTCCTAGTACTTTGTAAGTTGTTGCCATTTACATTCCACCTAACATTAGTATTCCTGGTAAAGCATTTGCATCTGACCCGCTTGCACCAGCAGGTCCAGTGCCACCCGTCGCACCCGTCGCGCCTGTAACTCCAGTCGGTCCAGTTGCACCAGCAGGTCCTGTAGCACCTGTCGGTCCTTCAACTCCTTGTGGTCCTGTTGCGCCAGTTGCACCTACAGCACCAGCAGCACCACTAGGCCCAGTTGCGCCTGTTGCGCCAGCAACTCCAGTAGGACCTGTTGCTCCAGTATCTCCAGCGATTCCTTGAGGACCAGTTGCTCCAGTAGGTCCTGTAGCACCTACAGCACCAGCAACACCGCTAGGTCCTGTTGCTCCAACTGCTCCGCTAGGTCCTGTTGCACCGATTGGTCCTGTGGCACCTGTATCGCCTTGGATTCCTTGAGTTCCTTGCGGTCCAGTAGCGCCAGTTACGCCAACATTTCCTTGCGCTCCTGTCGGCCCTGTTGGGCCTTCAATTCCTGTTGGCCCTGTTGCGCCAGTTGAGCCAGTTGCTCCAACTGCGCCTGCTGCGCCCGATGCTCCAGTTGAACCTGTCGGTCCTGTTACACCTTGTGGTCCTGTCGCACCGATAGGGCCTGTGGAACCTGTAGCGCCGCTAGCACCGACATCGCCTTGCACACCTTGCGGGCCTGTGGCTCCAATAGGTCCAGTCGGACCTGTTGCGCCTGTTGCACCGACAGCGCCTGTGGCACCA